AAGATGCACAAGAAGGAATTACCGATAGTGGACAAGAAGATGACACTCCAGTATTCGACAAATCTCGCACTGCATCATACGATAAATTTAACGACATTAAGTTCTAAAAACAAAACTGTTGACATTTCCCAGACATTCAAGTATTATAAATAGAATGGTAATAATATTTGTTTAAATGGGAAATGTGCAACAATGCAGAATTTTAAATCCTTCCTTACGGAAGCAGTCAAAGCTGAAGACTATGAAGCCGCTATTGTTATGGGTTGGTATGAACTCCATGACAGAGAATTGGATTCTAAGTCTGGCATCTCTTCCAAAACAATTGCAACACTAGAAAAGAATCCACAAGTATTGGAGTCTGGCAAACGTATTGCAGAGTATATTCTTAAGAATAACTCTAATCTTGCGGGCGCTCAGGCAGAGCAATATGGCCGTGCATCTACCAAACTAACTAAGTTTTGGACTTCATACGGTGCATCAAACAAAACCCCTAAGACAGACATTCTAATTGGTAACATGCGTTTCTCATTGAAGATTGGTATGGCACAACTTATGTCTGGTGGTAAAGCGGAGTCAATGGCGACTTTCTATGCCGCACTAAAGAATTCCCAACAAACACTATCAGAAGACCCACAGTTCCAAAAGGTAAATGAAATTTTGGAATCCTTTGTGGAAGCATCTCTTGCGCCTGGCCAATTGCGTGGTATAATCAAGTCTGGTGAGAATGAGGTTGTGAACGCTGGTGAAGCGGCACACAAACAATGTATGGCAGAGATGGGTAAACTATTCGAACAGTCTCGTGAATTCAAGATTGCATTTGCTCGTGAAGCAATGTCTGGTTTTGAAAAGTTCGGTGAGAACGCAGACGCTGCCGCAGAGTATATGTTGGTTGCATCACATGATGGTTCTAGCGTAAAGATTAAGAGTGTATACGATGATGAGTATTGTGCATCTATCGCTGATAAGATGAAACTACAGGCACGTTTCAAAACATCATCTCGTAAACTTAAAGGTAAGAAGACAGGAGAATATAACTTCTGGAGCGTTATCTCACTTATCGTTGATGCGATGGATGAAGATATCGAAGCGTATAATAACGGAGAAATTCTCACTGAGATTCGTTTCTTCAAAAACCTCACTGCAAAGGTAAAAGGATTTTTCAGTAAGACATGGAAGAAAGCATCTGCATTCTTCAAAAAGGGTGCATATTCAATGATGAAGTTTTTGGGTGCAGAACCCGATGTGAGCCATAAAAAGGACATTTCTTTTGATTAATTTTAGTTCATATCTGAAAGAAGACAAGGCAGGCAAGAACCTACACTTGGAACATATCGAAGATGAAATTCTCAACTTTGGTGTTGAAGGTGGACGTGCCGCAATTAACTTTGTTCGTTCTTTGAGAGACATGTTAGCTGGTGCCTCTCGTTCATCTGTAAATATGACAGTGAAGTGGGATGGTGCGCCTGCAATCTTTGCTGGAATTGACCCATCTGATGGGAAGTTCTTTGTTGCAAAGAAATCGGTATTCAACGTCAATCCTAAACTCTACAAAACTGTTGCAGAGATTGATGCAGACTTGAGTGGACAACTCAACTCCAAGTTTAAGGTTGCGCTTGCAGAGTTCTCTAAGTTGGGAATCAAAGGTGTTCTACAAGGAGACTTGATGTTCACTGATGATATCGAAACAGATACGATTGATGGAGTCAAGTATTACACATTCCAACCAAACACAATCGTATATGCTGTTCCAGTGGACTCAGAGTTTGGTAAACAACTCAAGACCAAAAAGATTGGTGTAGTGTGGCACACCACATATACTGGTAGTGACTTGCAATCTATGAAGGCATCTTTTGGTGCAAACATTTCTGGATTGAAAGACGTTCCTAGTGTTTGGATGGATGATGCAACATACAAGGATGTTTCTGGTAAGGCAACGATGACAGAGAAGGAGACAGAGGTTGTCACTTCACACTTGTCTGAGGCTGGTAAGACATTTAGAAAGATTAACTCTTCACTACTTAAAAGTTTCCTTAACATCCAAGAAGGATTTACTGGAAACCTCGCTGGTGCATCTTTGAAGACTTACAATAATAGTAAAGTCAGAGAAGGTAAACCAATTTCAAATCCAAAGAAACACGCACAAGATTATCTCAAGTGGGTAGAATCTGCATTTAATAAAAACATTGACAAACTCAAGACTCCTAGTAAAAAAGAAGAACTTGAAGTTAAAAAGAAAGAGATGTTGCGTGAACTAAAGAAACATGTGGCTAATTTAGGATACATTATTGAGTTTCAGAACCATCTCGTTCAGGCGAAGATGGGTATTGTTAAGAAACTAAATAGTGTTAAGCAATTGACTGGCACGTTTATTCGCACATCAAATGGTTTCAAAGTGACTGATGCAGAAGGTTACGTTGCAATCGACAGAGTATCTGGTGATGCAGTCAAACTAGTAGACAGAATGGAGTTTAGTTTCAATAACTTCACTGCAATCAAGGCATGGGACAGATGAAGTCATTCGATGAGTTAGAAGAAACAAGAATTGGAACGATTGAAAAAATTAAAGAGTGGATCTGAGGAATGAAAAGTTTTAAAGAAATAAGAGAAGCGAAGGAAAAGGTTGCCGTCTTCACATTTGGACGTTTCAATCCCCCTACTACTGGACATGAAAAACTGATTGAAAAAGTGGCGTCTGTTGCAAAACAGAATAACGCTCAGTATTTCGTTTACCCTTCTCATTCTCAGAACGCAAAGAAAGACCCTCTTCCACATTCCAAAAAGATTGCATACATGCGAGCGATGTTTTCATCACACAAGAAGAACATCATTGCAACAAAAGAAAGAAATGTTTTTGAAATCGCAACAGGACTTTACAAGAAGGGATTCTCTTCTGTAATTATGGTTGTTGGTTCAGATAGAGTCCAAGAGTTTGAGGCACTATTGAACAAATACAACGGTGTTGATGGTAGACATGGACTTTATGATTTCACAAACATCTCTGTTGTATCAGCGGGTGAACGTGACCCAGATGCAGAAGGTGTAACTGGTATGTCTGCCTCTAAGATGCGTGCTGCAGCTGGTTCTGGTGATTTCGAGCAGTTCAAGTTGGGACTTCCAAAAGGGTTCAAAGATGCACAAAAACTATACAATGATGTTCGTAAGTTTATGGGTATCAGAGAATCTTTTGTTGCACACGAAGAAATTTTGACAGAAGAAGATGTATTCAGAGATTTGTATATTCGTGAAGAGATTCTAAATGTTGGTGATGAAGTCACTGACTCTTATACTGGAGTCTCTGGTAAGATTATTCGTAGGGGAACTAACTACGTTACTTTTGCAGAAGACGATGGAACCACACATAAGAAGTGGTTGTATGAATTGCAAGAGATGACAACTGGACAGTTGATTAAACATGTCATGGCAAAGTCTGTAAAGAAGAAGGGTTATGATAAAGCAGTAGAAGTTCTCAAAACAGTTATTGACAGAAAAATGAAAGAAACTGGCGGCAAGTTGAAACATGATATTGGTTACTATGCTGCTGTAGTTGGTAAGACTATCAACGGTATTGATGCAAGAGAACTTTCAAAGGCATTTGCAGATAAGTATCCTAAACTTGCAGAAGATTGTTGGGATGGATTCAAACAAGTTGGAATGAAAAAGAAGGATGGGAAAGATGTTCCCAACTGTGTTCCAGAAGGTAAACAAGACAAAGAGATTAAAGATAGAGAAGGAACTCAACCAGCGAAGTATTATGCAAAAGATGCTGAGGGTGACGATATGGCAAAGTCAACCAAACAGGCTCGTGCAAGACACTTTGAGAAGGGTGCAGAGAAAGATGACGATGATGATTCGGCATACAAACCAGCGCCAGGCGATAAGTCTGCAAAGACTAAACCATCTCAATACACAAATAAAATGAAGAAGAAGTTCCCAGACTTGTATAAAGAAGAACTAGAAGAAGATGCAGATAAGTCTCTTGCAAAGAAAGCAGAGAAGTCTGGCATCTCAGTTTCGATTCTAAAGCAAGTCTACAAGAGAGGCGTTGCCGCATGGAGAACTGGACATAGGCCAGGCACAACTCCAGAGCAGTGGGGACACGCAAGAGTGAACTCATTCATTACAGGTGGTAAAACACGAACAACTGCCGATGCAGATTTGTGGAAGAAACATAAAGGTAAATCTGAGGAGATAGAAGACCCTCGTGAAATCGGCACAAATGCCAGAAGGGAGACAACTCAGAAGATGACGCCAGGACAAGACATTAAAAAGTTCTCAGAACATGTAAACTGTGGAACTCCCGATTGTTGTAATCAGTGTGAGACTTCTAGTTTAATCGAATCTAACCAATATCGTGTAGGTTCGGAGAAGTATTTCGAATTCTTCCAAGAGAAGAGAGATGCATACCAAGTGGGTGCATTGAATCCTGTAGGGTTCGACAAAGAACTGCTAGAGGGCGACATTGGTAAGTTTGATTACTATCAAGGACAACCAGTTCCATTGGATTGTCCTATGATGTTTGAAGAAAAGGATGTAGAACTTAACAAACCAAAAGTTGGTGGGCCTAAGAAGTATTATGTTTATGTCAAAGACCCCTCAACTGGTAATGTGAAGAAAGTCACATTTGGTGATACATCTGGATTGAAAGTCAAGTTGGATGACAAAGAAGCAAGAAAGAACTTTGCTGCAAGACATAATTGTGACCAACAAAAAGACAAGACGAAGGCAGGATACTGGAGTTGTAACCTACCTCGTTATGCAAAACAACTTGGTTTAAGTGGTGGAGGAAACTTCTTTTGGTAATGCCATACACACAAGTTGTTGAGAGTGATTATCTAATGCGTGAATTCTCAGAGTCAGTCGAAGACGCAGAGTTAGTCTGGCACAGAGATAAGATGGATAGAGAAGTCACCGTAATACAGGGAGAGGGTTGGAAATTACAAATGGACAACGAACTTCCTAAAGAAATGGTTGTAGGAGAATCCTACAGAATTCCAGCAATGGAGTATCACAG